AACTTCAGGGATTCTCAGATAATGAAGTCTTGCCATTGCGGTTGCGAATCTAAGATCGTATATCATCCTGAGTTCATCGGGCATGACAGGTGCATTGAAGTTATGGAGTAGCTGCAGCTTTAGAGCTTGTCTGTGAGCGATGAAGTTAACCCATATATCATTATAAGTTGCTGGTTCCATTTGGTAGATACCAAGAGCAGGGCCATTAACTTGATGAATATAAGTTCCACCAACAGATTCGACAGCGCAGGTAAAAAGCAATAAAGTGGCAGCTTCTTCGCTATAAAGATTTAAATCGGTGAGTGCTGGCTTGATGATTAGTTGCTTGAGTTGTGCAGCGTCCAGCATTTATTTGTATTCCTTAAAATATAGATTATAATGTGATCAATTATATCAGGTAAAGGTCAAATATGGCAATTGACGGTCTTGCGATATACAAAAAATTAAAGGAAAAGAGAGAAGCTGGCCATGATGGATATGATGAAGCAAAGCATTGCGCTTTAGTTCTGACAATCATGTCAAATCCAGAGAAGGGAACCTATAGTGCTTTCTGTGTGGAATCCATGATTCCCGATTGCACTTTCTATGAATGGTTAAATAAATATGAACTATTTCTCGAATGCTACTGTCTCGCCAAGATGTTTTCCAGAGAGAACTGGGAACGGATGGGTCGTGAGATCAAAGACGAGATAAATCTTCCGGGAACCACAAATAACAAGTTTGAATACTGGAAGATGATAGGGTGGTCACGATTCGGTATAGGAAAGAACTCACGTATCAGACTTACTCTTGATCCCAATGCAAAGCCAAACGAACACTATTCACAACTGCTTAAACAAGCTGCATCAGGTGACTTTACAGCCGGTGAAATTAAGCAGTTAATGGAAGCTGTAAATATAGGCATGAGCGCACATCAGGCATTTGAATTACAGAAAGAGATTGACCAGTTGAAAGCAGACTTGGCAGTCATGAAAGAGAATTCTAATGGCAACAATACTTTCGCAGATAAAAGAACTCCGTAAAAAGATCCGCATACCTTGGCGGATTGTTTACGTTGATCGAAAGATTGAACCGCATGAATTCGCTGAGAAAACAATATATGTTCATATCTGGATATAGGAGAAAGTATTATGCCAAAGTTTATTGATGTACAAGGAATGGGAATTAGTTCGCAAGCAAGAACAGGTCATGGCTTAAGCGGTAAATCTGATCGTGGAGTTGGAGGTGCAATAGGTGACTTCTTTAGTAAAACCACTGATCCATTTGGTACGGTATCCGATGCCTATCACGCAGTAACCGGTACACCAACTGCATCAGATAAACGTGATGCTGCAGCGTTAGCTAATGCACAGATTCAGGCATACAAAGATGCAACCGATCTGACAAGGCAAGGCATTGAAGAAGCCAGAAAGCAAAGAGAGACTGAACGCAGACGTATCGAAGAAAAGCAGATTCGTGGCTTAAGAAATCGTAGCGGTCGCGGTGGATTAATGAGTAGCCAGTCTGATTCCAGTAACAAACTTGGTAGTGGATCAGCCCTTCCCTCTAAATTAGGTACTGCATAATGGATACAGATCAAGGTCAAGGCACGTTAGGAACACCGAATAATTTACTCGAAGTTCTGCGCAAGCGTTACAACGCTGCAAAGTACGTGGCTGACCTTTGGATTCCTATTATGCAGGCATCCTTTTTTTATGCCATTCCATTCCGTAACCGATACTATTTACCCGGTAAGGAATTTCAGGGAACGGCACAGAACACGCGCGTATATGATACAACTGCAGTGGAAGGTGTTAAGACCTTCGTATCCAAACTTCACGAGACAATGACACCCCCACAAACACAATGGGGATTTCTCGAAGTAGATGATGCAATGGTTGATGATGCTGATCGTGATGTTAAAACACTGCAGAATGCCCAGTTAGTATTAAACAAATATACCCGTCATCTCTTTAGTCTCATTCATGGTTCAAACTTTGATGTTGTAATTAATGAATGCTATTACGACTTGTGCGTAGGCACTTCAGCACTTGTGATTAACCAGTATCGTGATGACCAACCTTTCCTTTGTACATCCATTCCAATGGATAAGCTTGCAATTGAGGAAGCTGTAAACGGTAAGGTAGAGAGTTGGTATAGAACATGGCAGAACCTGAAGATATCAGAGCTAAATACACGCTGGCCTAAAATCGTTCTTACGCCTGATCTTGTCGCTGATCTCATGAGTGACTTTGATGCCAAGGTAAAGAATGTATATGAAGGTGTTTCGTACTTTCCGAATGAACCAAAGAATTATCTTTATGCTGTGTGGGCAGGTGAAGGAATTCTTTATTCGGAATGGCTTGAATCTAATCCTGGTATTATCTGGCGATTCCAGAAAACGAATAATGAGACGTGGGGCCGTGGCCCTGTCATGGAAGCATTGCCTTCCATCATCTCGCTGAATGAGATGGCGCGTATCGAATTAGCCTCAGCTAACTTAAATACTTTCCGTCCATACATGGGATTCTCAGATGCGGTATTTAATCCTCATACTTTTAAGCTTGAACCTTTCACTATCATACCTATTGCACCGATTGGAACTGGCGGGCAAGTCCCACTTATACCTTTACCTGTCAGTGCAGATCCCAACTTTGCTCAGTTTACTATTGCTGATTTGAGAATGCAGATTAAGGCATTATTGTTTGCAGAAGAACCACAGGATGCACGTGGTATACAACCACAGACTGCATATGAGTTATCACTGAAACAACAAAACCTTGCCCAGAAGATTGGCCCGTTATTTTCAAGACTGCAGCAAGAATGTCTTGAACCTATCTTCTATCGTTTTGCCTATATTGCCCACAAAATGGGTATTTTACCCATACCTGTAATGGATGGTGTTCCTATTCGCTTCAGATATAAATCACCTCTTGCACTGGTTAAAGGACAGCAGGACATGGCAAGGTTTATCCAGTTCGTTCAAACCATGCAGGGAATCATGGGGCCAGAAGCAACGCAGGTTTATATCAATCCGGCAACAACGCCTTATCTACTGGCTGATTCATTGCAGATTGATGCGAGATATCTCAATGATCCTAATGCAGTGGCACAGACAATGCAGAACGTACAGAACCAGCACAATATGCAACAACTGGCTAATTCATCCGGTATGATGCCAGAACAACCACAAAATCCGGCTAACCCAATCGTCACAACAGGTCAATAAAAGGAAACTGCATGGAATTAAAAGATAATCCGTTATTGCAGCAAGAAGACTACAGCGCAGGTTATAACGAAAGTATTGAGAAGATGAAAAATCAGCCTGATCTAGTGGCTCTCGATAAGCTCTGCTATGAACTCTTTCGCATGAATGAAATGGGTAGAAAGTTCATTGAGCTGGTCACTGAGCGATATCTCATACCTCCAATGGCTGATCGAAACTCTCCACACTTTGCAACGAGTGCTATCTGGGCTGAAGGATTTAAGGATTTCGTTCGGATGATAAGACATGCTGCTATGTCTCATGAACAGCGCATCAAGGCGGAGACTGGCAAATGACAGATGAAAACCCATCGTGGTTTATAGATGAAGGTGTACCAGGTGTAGGTGAGCGACCAGCATGGCTAGGCGAGAAATTTAAAACGGCAGCGGATCTTGGACGGAGTTATTCGGAACTTGAAAAGAAATTCTTCACCGATCCAGAGGAATATGATTTTCATAAATCGAAATTCCTTGATGCTGACTATGCGCCTTTTCAGGATCTTCTTGCGCTTGCAAAGAACAACAGGGTTCCAAAAGAAGTCATGGACAAGATGGTTGATTCATTCGACAAGTACATGGATGAGTTCTCTATTGATCCTGAAGAAGAGACAAAAAAGCTTGGCGATAATGCGAAAGAACGACTGGTAACCCTTGATAACTGGGCAAAGGCAAATCTTAGCAAGGAATCATATGAAGCACTTGCCGGTATAAGAAGCGCGGATGGTATCAAGGCACTTGAAGAATTAAGGGGTAAAATGATGAGCGGTAATCCTGTAGTACCTAACGGCAATGATGGTGGAACATCCAGCTCTGCGACACTCGATGATTTAAGATCTGAATTATCTGCGAACCTTGAAAAGTATAAAACCGATCCTCATTACAGAAAGGATCTTCAGTCAAGACTTGAGGTTGCCAGTAGAAATTCTGGCGTTCTTGACAAGAATGGCCCATAACATGCTATATTATTATCCAATACCTTTCTGAAACTGACGAATCGGGAAGGGTTGGATAACTTAACACATGACCTCTGAGAAGGGATAATCAAGCGTGGTAAGCCCTAAGCAAATTTAGTCAAAGAACTTATTGATTAATTTATTAGGAGACTTCCATGTCTACTTCCTTGACCGCTGTCCAACAAATAGAATTCGATGCCCTTGTTAAAGCTGAATATCAATCTCTTGGTTTTTTGTTACGTGACACTGTTCGCGTACGACGTGATGTTATTGGTGCGACTGTTTCATTCCGTAAGGTAAACCAGATTCAGGCCGTTCCAACTGGTTACCAGCAAACTGTTGTGATTCAAGATCCCGGTTATACTCAGGTTTCTGCGATTCTCCAAAAGTACACTGCACCAACTGCAGTAGATACCGTACAGGAACTAACCGTTAACTTTGATGCCAAGATGGAAAACGCAATGCTGGTAGCAAATGCATTAGGCCGTCGTTCGGATCAGATCATCATCAATTCCCTTGCTGTCAGCCCCGGCGACACCATTGTAGATGGTGGTACTAACTTCACTTACACCAAATATACCCAGATCATAGAGTTCTTCGATAACAACGCTGTTCCATTACCAGAAAGATTTGTTGCAATGTCAGCAAATAACTTCAGATCATTACTGGCGCAGGATCAGTTTGTTTCTACTTTCTACACACAAAACCGTGTGCTGGATAAGGGATTCATTCGTGAATATCTCGGTATTAATGTAATCATCATTCCTGAAATGACTGAAGGTGGCTTGCCGTTAACAGGTGATATCAGAAAGACATTTGCATGGCACAAACAATCCACTGGTATGGGTATTGGTCATGACTTCAGAACAGAAATTAACTATTTGCCACGTGAAACCTCATGGCTGGTAAATGGTATTTTCTCAGCCGGTGCTATCACAATTGATAACAAAGGTATTATCGAAGTCGATTGCGATGAATCTGTGTAACTAACGAATTAACATTTGGAGTCAATTATCATGGCTTATACTGATGCAAACTGGACATGTATATCTTCAGCCCTTAACCAAGGTCAACAAACCGTAACCCCTTTTGGTGGTTCACCTACTGTCATTAACGCACCGAATATTTTCATTTACGGTAGCCCAAATGACACAGTAGCAACCATTATTGCTGCTAATTACTTCTTATCCAAATATGCCATATTCAAAGTTGGCGACTGGATTTTAGGTAATGGTACTGATGGAAGTTTCTCCGTTATTATTGCAACTGTTTCTGCAACTTCGGTCACCGTAACAAGCACTGGATTAACGACTGCAATTAACACTGCAGATATCGTAGACAATGCAGTTACCTTCGCCAAGTTTCAGGAACTTGCTCTACATACATTGGTTGGTAACCCAACTGCTGGTACGACTGAAGCTTCTGAAGTAACGCTAGGAAATGGTCTGGAATTCAGTACCACCACTCTGCGCGTTCCTTTAACTACACTCCAATATGTTGCTGTTCCAATCAGTGCAGTTGAATTTAATGGTATGTACGCAGCTCCCAAGTTACTCATAGCTAATGGCGGTGCAAATACTTTATTAGTATTGAAGCAAGCTCAGTTATTAATGACTTACAACTCTGCAGCTTATGCAGCTGGTGGTACGGCAGCAATTCAATACGACAGTACTGCAAACGGTGCTGGTGTTATTGCTTCAACTACACTTGCCAATACCATATTCCAGGGAACTGTAAGTATCGGTCTTAACTTGAACCCAGGTGTGGTAACGGAAACGTTTAGTACCTGTGTCAATAAAGGCTTGTACTTGTCGAATATCAGCGGTGCATATACAACCGGTAACTCTGCGTTCGTAATGCATTTATGGTATGCAACGATACCTACAGTATAAAGAATAGAAAGGAGCAGATCCTATGGCCTTGACCAAGACCAAAATTGTGAGTCTCGCAGTTATGTTGCTTGGTCATGCTCCCATCCAGACTTTGGATAACGCTGATGATTTGGTTATCGCTGCAGATCAGGCATATGACATGTTATTGCCTAGTGTGCTCGGTACTGGTAATTGGCGTTTTGCCATAACGATCTCACAACTAAGTCTGTCACCCATGATTCCAGATCCAAACACAGGGTGGCAGAATATTTATTTATTACCTTCTGGTTATCTTAAGAATATCAGGATAATCCCGCAAAATTATGTTTACGAAATATATAACAGCAATCTGATTTACTGTAATTGGGGAACTCAATCTCCGATGTTTATGGAGTATGCTTTTCTCCCCGATGTAAGTTTGTTGCCTATGGTATTCGTGAATTACTTTATCTATGAGATTGCAGCATTTGTAGCACTCTCAAGCGCACAGAAACCTGATTACTACGGTGCACTGGAACAAAAGAGAATTACTCAACTGGCTATTGCTGCAGCGACAGATGCACAGAATCGTCCTCAGCTAAGTCCAGTAATCATGCCAGTTTTAGCGAACAGGAATATTACTGGTATAATTGGGCCACAAATAGGTTAAGCAAAGTGAGAAATAAATGTATCAATTATGGTCGCAGGATAATTTCTCAAAAGGTGAGTTATCACCTTACATGTATGCTCGCGCGCAAGTGCAGCAATATTACAATGGTCTAAAAACCGCACAGAATGTTTTAACATATCCCACTGGTGCTGCAGGTAAAAGATTCGGTACTCTGTTTCAAAGCATACTTACTAATACGATTACTGCATCCAATCAGATTTATTTCCAGACGTTCCAGTATCTCGATGAGTGTATATATCAACTAGTATTTTCAGCCTTGAAGATTTCCATTTATCTGGAAGGAATACTAGTTGCGACTGTTACAACAACGCTTGATGCTCATACCGTTTACAATCTCAGTAGCACAGTATTAAGTACTGCATTTCGTACTGCATTTACAGGTGTAACACAAAGACCGTTTGATTTAACAAGATCAGCTGATATAACGCCTAATCCTATTACTGCTGCATCTTCCGATGTTATTACAGTAACTAATGCAGGTGTAGTTGGTACATTCTTTCCTGTAAAATTTACAAAGGATGCTCCAGGAAATGCACTTCCTACAACATCACCACAGATTAAAGTTGGTGTTACTTACTTTGCATACTTCGTTACAACGACGACAGTCAGAATACATTCTACTGCATATGATGCAAAATTTAATATTGATCCTTACACAGTAACCAATGTTGGATCTGGTACAAATAATGTCGTTATTCAGAATACATGGACATATGCACAAGCTACATTCAAGAATTTACCTTTTTATGATTTCAATAGTGATACATCCCCTTATGATACTCGTACTTTTACAGTAACTCCTAATGCTGGTGCTAATACTGCAACTGTAGTTATAAATCCTGCTTATGGTCTATTAAAAGATGCAACTTATAAAGGTGGTGCATTTTTTGCAGCTGGTGGATCAGGTAAAATTACAGGTGTTACTGTTGACACAACCACCTTTACAATTGCTATACAACAACCATTTTCATTCTCTGTAGCAACAGCTATTAATGGTTCATTAGTATTCCTTGCGGAACCTGCATGGTCAGATGTAAGAGGCTGGCCACAGAAGTGTTCGAGCTATCAGAATAGAGCATTAATGGCAAATAGTGATAGTTTGCCTAATGGATTCTGGGCTAGTGTTATTAATGATTACAGAGACTTTGCTGGTTATACAACTGATGATGATGATGCCATTAGCTGGTATCCATCATCTAATGAGATTAACTATATTCGTTTCATTGTTCCATTCAGAAGTATCACTGTTCATACCAACTCAGGTATTTACTCTAGTCCATTATCTGAAATTGCAGCTATCACACCTTCTACATTTACGTTGCAGTTACAGGATTCAACTCCTGCAAGTGTATTGCAACCACAGGCGATAGATAATCAGATTATTGTTATATCAGGTAATGATGTTCACACGATGATGTGGGATGGTATTAACAACGCATATACATCTAGTATTGTATCCATAGCTAGTGAACAAGTGATACGTAATCCGGTAGATGAAACTGCATTTGCTGATCTAGCACGTGCAGGTAGTCGTTACGTATTCATTGTAAATGAAAATGGCTCGATGGCAGTTTATCAGACTTTACAATCTGAGAATGTATCCGGCTTCACCCCGCAGGTTATGGAACAGCATTATGGCCATGCAAAATTTCTTCAGGTAGCAAGTAGCTTTGATGGTAGATGCTGGTTTGTAGTGCAGAGAGAGATTGCGGTGGCTGCAGCTCCAATAGCAATATCATTTGCTGTTGCACCTACTGTTTTAGTACCACAATCTGAAATTACAGCTGTAGCATCAAACCTCAGTACTACTGATGCAACAGCGGTTACCTTTACAACTACAGGATCATTACCAACTACTTCACCTGCATTAGCTGTATCAACTTATTATTGGGCGATAGGATTAACAGCTAATACATTCAAGGTTTATAACAGCAAGGAAGATGCGGAAGCAGATGAAGCTGCGATTGAATTCACTGCAGCTGGTAGCAATAGCAATCTGGTTATGTGGCCTCTTTCAACAATATTTACTCTGGAAGAATTAAGTCAGGACATTCATCTTGATTGTGCGTTTCAATATGGCCCATTACCTGATAGTTCCACAACTGCAGTTCCTGCTAGTACAGTTACAACGGGTACATTATTCAATGCTCAAGCCGTTAAAATGATAGGTGATGGCTTTGGCTTTGATGCCATAGGTGTTGGTAATCAGGTTACGTTTGAAGCACATGGTGATGATGTAGAAGTCAATCTAGCTTATATAGGATTCCCTATTAATCTAGTAATAGAACCAATGCCATTATCACCACCCCCTTCACAGAATACTTCGCTGACGAAACCTAATCATATTCGTAGCGTCAGGTTCATGTTCAATAACACCATAGGTGGAACGATTAACGATGTTCCTATCTCGCTCGAACCATTTGATATGGTTGATATTGGAAATCCCCCTCACCCTCAACGTGGTGTATTTGAAATGATGATCATGAAGGGATGGGATGACTTTAAAATACCAAGTTTTACTATCAGACACAGTGAGCCATTTAATATAGAATTAATTGGTATATTCTATTCGGTTGAGACTTAAAAAAGGAAAACGAAAATGCCATTTGCCTTCTTATTAGCTATGCAAGCGTCTGGAATGATAGTGGACTGGCTTGGTAAAAAAGATCAAATCAAAATGGCCCGCATGGGTGCTGATATTGAGCAAGCTGGTATTGAATCCAATATTGAATCATCCAGATTACAGACTGAAGATGAAAGCCTTCAGGCCATGATCAATCTCAGAAAGAATATGGGTACTCAGGCTGCTTTATTTGCTGCACGTGGCACTGCTGGTGGTGCTGGTACTGCACTTGTGTTTGGTCAGGAATCTGTAGGTAACTTCAATGCAGATGAGCGTATTAGACGAATCAATCAGAAAGGTAATGAAGCTAGACTCAAAGCTGGTATGACTCTATCCAAATTACATCAAAAAACATATGAAAGTAATGTATGGAATGAATTCAGACAAAACGCAATTAACAAGATTCCAACCCGCGGATTTACCAGCGGTTCATCTAGCGGTTCAGGTGGAAGTTATGGTTTAACAGGAGTAGGTGGTTAATATGGCAGATCAATTCACACCTTCTAAAAATGTACCTGATGTAAGGGGAACTCCTGCTGTTCCTACCGTTCAACGAAACGTGAAGGTGCAGGAAACTTCTACGCCTGAATTTCAATCGTCATTCCAGAAGTTCGCTGAATCACAGAATACATTAAGTGCTATTGGTGCAAGTGTCGCTCAATCAGCAAGTAATCAGATGGCGAAACAATTAGGATATGAGGAAGGTAAAAACCCTCATGGTAATCTAACGCCTTCATTCACTGAATTCGATAAAACATTTGAAGAAAGTTATAATACTCAGGCTCATGCAACCTTAACATTACAAGGTGAGAAGTTATTAACAGATGCACAAGTTCAGATGGCTCAATCGCAAAGACTAACACCTGATCTAATTGCTAAAACACAAAATCAATTACAGACTGGATTAGCAAAGATATCTGCACAGGCTCCCGTTCAAGTTAGAAGTCAGTTAGAAGCTTCATTTGGTTCACAAGTACTTAATCAAACTACCCAGTACAAAGAAAAGATGATCCGCGAACAAAGACAGGATCAGGCAGATACACTTAAAAATGGTATGCATGTAAATATTCAGAATGCATATGAATTAGCATCTAAAGGTGATTTTAAAGGATCATTGCGTGCTGTAGATGCAGCTAGTAAATATGCTACTAATGGTCATAATAATCGTTACCTAACACCTGACGAAGCAAGGGTTGCAAAAGAAACTGCATGGCAGTCACACTTAAATGGTCGTTATATATTCGGTGCAACTGAAGCTTATAAACAAAGTAAATTACCTGAATATCTAAAAGTATTATCTGAAGATAGACAGGGTATGACAAATGAACAATATCTTGCAGTGGGTCAGGCTGTTAATCAGCAAATTAATTTCCTGCAGGGATTAAGAAGTCAGGAACAGAATATTCAGGCTGTAAAGTTTGAAGAAGAAATTGCACAAAATCCTAATATCATTCCTGCTACCAGAATAACAGAATTAAAAAGTCAAGTTTCACCATTACAGTATGAAAAACTGCAGCTTGAATATATTAAAGCAAAAAGAAAATTCAATGCTGAACAAGCTGGATCTGATTTACTCATTAATGGTTTCTCTAATAATGAAGTATTCCCTAGAGGAACACCTGAACAAAAGAATAAGGCATTTGATACTATCGTATCCAACTATATACAGAATAATCCCAACCTTGGCAGAGATGAAGCAGAGGCACAAGTTGCAGCAAGTGCAGCTGGTGCGGTTCCCGGTTATGTTCATGTACTTAATGCAAAACTAGGTAGTGCAAATCCAGTGGATATTGAATCGGCTGGAAAATCGATTGCTTATATGTACCAAAGACAAAAGGGTGCAAATCTGGAAGGATTAAATGATCAATCAGTTGCGATGTATAACATGTACCAGAGTTTACGACGCAGCAAAATTCCTCAAGAGGCAGCTCAAGAAGCGTATAAGGCAGTTTATAATCAGACTCCTGATGAGAAAAAGATTGTTGAGGATACATGGGCGGATCAAATAAGAACTATTAAAAATGATCATGGTAAAATATCTTATTTCACGGATTTAGGTGGTGTTGATAAATCCGATCTTGTGGATCCACTTGGTTATGTAGAGCAAGCAGAATCCATGCTTCATGCTAATTTTGCCTTAACAAAAGGCGACCTTGAAACTGCAAAAACAATGACTTCTGAAGCACTCAAAAATACATATGGTCAGAGTTATGTAAATGGCAAGAAGCAAACAGTATTCATGCCATTAGAGAATGTAATTGGTATTCCGCATGATGGTATTGGCTTTATTCAGGATGATGTTATTGAATCTGTAAATAATCAACTCGCATCCACAAAGGCTGCATTTGATGCTGGATCACTACCTTATTACTGGGAAGTAGAACCAAGACATACAGTTCAATCAGCAAAGAATCCAAAACATAATTTAACCGGTAATTTTCTGGCATTCAGCAATCCTGATATCACAACTGCTGTAAATAAACAAACTCAGGCCGAAACTGAATCTGGATCAGAAATGAGAATATTCAAACACTGGAAAAATGGTACACGTGAGACTTTTCCTCTTATTATTAAAGCTGATCCGTGGTTATCAAAAGCTAACAATCAGATGAAACCATATACTGCTGGATGGGATATCGTTTTAGGCACACCAAATGGATATACGCCATTATATCGAGAAAATCCGATGATGGGACAATTCGTTGTTTATAAACCCGATGTTCAAAAGATACGATCAGCTTATGTGAACAAGAATCTTGTTCCATCGGGTGGGTGGTAATCATGGATCCTATTATCAATGAATTTAACGGTCAGGAAATTGCACCAAAACAAAGTCAGAAAAATTCACTGAATGCTGCATTACAAGGTGATGGATCAACACCTATTCCAGTTGATGTTAAATTCGATCAGGAATTGCATAGTGTATTTCAGGAAAAACCACCTGAAGCCATGCCTGAAAAATCACATGAAGGCGCAGGATTTTTTAGAACATTAGGCGGTAAGTTTGCTGAACAGGAAGAAATTATTCAGGTCGGTGAAGCTGCTTCCAGAAAGGTTCAGGATGATTCTCCGCTCGATGATTTTGTTCCACCTAACTGGTCTGCTACTGATGATAAATCAGTTTATATCGGCGTAGACGAACGTAACATGCAATACATACTTGATGCTACTGGCCCAAAGGATCAGCGTAGACGTTACAATTATGTTCTCGATCAACAGGAATATAATGAACGTATTAATAATGGCAGCATGATTGCGCAGTTGCTTGGTGGGGGTGCTGGATTTGCTTTAAGTCCATCATCATTATTTCCAGTAGCGACTGGTTTAAAGTATGCGAAAGTATCTCAGGCATTACTTCAGAATCTTCCAAAGATGGTTGCTGGTGTAGGTATCTCAAGCGCATCTCATGAAGCTGTTCTTGAAACTACAAAAACTGGTGGTAATTTATATGACTGGGCCATTAGCACCGCAGTAGATACATTAATGGGTACTGCATTCATGGGCGCACATCTTGGTATCCAGTATGCGTCTGAAGCTACTAAATTATATAGTGCACGTAATATTCTTAAATTAGCGAATCAGGGTCTTGAAATAAGACCACAGTTAGATGCAAAAGGTATTGTTAAGGGATATAACATCCATAATCTTGGTGATGCAAGTGCTGCAAAAGTTAGTATGGCACAAACATATCTTGATGCTGCATTAAGTAAAAATGTCATTCATGCCATTCCTTATGTTGGTGAAACGGTAGGAAAAGTATTAGGTAAGGCTGGATCATTTACTGGTGGTGTTATTAGTCCTAAAATAAGAATGCTTACTTCACCATTTGATACTATTCGTGGATATGCAAACAACCTTGTTGAACATTCATTCGATGTGATGGGATTTGAGAAAGGCAATCCGAACGAAACGCCTTTTGAAACCATGATGAGTATGATTCGTGGATCTAATACTTCATTGAAAACACAGTATGATGGTTTATTCATGAAGCGTAATGGAGTTGAATTTAACCCAAAGAAAGCAGGAAGCCAAAACTTTGCTGGAATGAAAGATATTGCTACAAAGTATTTTAAAGATGGTGGTGTAACACGTGATGAATTTGGTCGTGAAGTTCAATATGCATTAATCACAGAAGAGCCGAGTGATATTTCTGCAGTGAATGAAGCTGCTGTCATGTTTCGTGAATCAATGGATCCTCTTTATCTTGAACATCTTAAGTTAAATGGCATCTCGGACAAAATACTTAAACCACGCACAGCTAAAGGATTTCTTTCGCGTGTATATTATACAGCCAGGATGGAACTCAATGAAGATGAATGGGTTAATGGTGTAGCTGGTGAATTAGGCGAGCAAGATAAGATAATCAATCAGCATATGCAACCCATTAGAAATCTTCAGGAATTTATTAAGAAATCTGAAGAACAACATTCTGAATTAATTAGACAGGCTGAACAAAAGAAGCCTGAAGAAAAAGATATCAAGCATGAGAATTCTCTTAACGATAAAATTAGGCCAATAAATGAAAAATTGAGTGTGGCTAAGTCAGCACTCAAGAAAGCTGTAAAACCTGAAACAAAAGCAAAACATCAATCTAAAATTGATGCTATTAATAATGAATTAAAACCATTACAGGATGAGTTAGACACTTTAAGATCCAGAATTTATGCTGGTGATATCAGTGTAAAACAATCCTCTGATGCTATTGAAGTAATGAAAGAACGTTTATCACAAATGAATAATGATGTTCAGAATATGCTGCGGGATAATCCTGATCTTGATCTTCTTGTTGAAGATAGACATGCAGTATCTGCAAATGAAGCTAATGCAATTCATGCCATTCTTAAACCTGTTAAAGATATTGAAAAGCAAGTTGCTGAACAACAAGCTATTGTCACTGCATTGAAAAATGAAAAAAGCAGAAAGAAACAGGCTGCAAATAAAGGAAAAACAGTTGAGACTGCTCAGAAACATGCTGAATTAGAAGATAAAGCTCAACAGCAAATAGAGCAGGAAGAAGCTAAATTAAATGAACTACAAGGCAAACATCTTGAAGCTCAACAAGCTATTTATGAAAAGATGTATAACAAACAAATTCCACAAGAACTATATTACAGAAACACAAAGACTGGCAAAGATGAATTAAAGGATCCAAATAATCGCCTTAAGATGCGTGAAGAATATGGTAATGAACTAGGTTCATTAGCTGATAGATTGACTGCAGCTAAAGCTTATTATGATTCCATACTTAATCAAACTGCAGAAGATAACATTGCTAGCATCATGGATAAGGCTATGGGAAGCAATAAAGAAAACCCACTTACTCAGCGTACATTAATGTTAAGTGATAAATGGTTATATGATAATAACTGGTTGCATCCTGATCCATCCATTAATGTCATGAATTATCGCAATTTCATTGGTAGAAAGAATTCAATTAAAAAGGTTCTTAATCGCTTAACGGTTAACGGAACATTCGACGAGTTAATCACTCGTTTTGCAAATGAACATAAGTTAGAAAAAAATAAACTTAAAAGTATTACTGAAGGTATTACAGATCCAAAAGAATTAACGAAAGCAAAAAAGAAATACGATAAGGAAGTATTGAAACTTGGTCGTAGATACAAAAGAGCTAAAAATGATCTTGAGTTATCAATTGCTAATATGACAGGTAAAAACAAATATTCAGCAAAGGCACGCGAATATTCACGCATGGCCAATCTATATGCTGTCATTACAAAGTTAGGATTCTTGCCTTGGACAATGAGTACGGACACGATGGCTATCGTATTTAAGCATGGGTTCTGGCCTACTGTTAAAGATGGCTTATACCCCATGTTAAAAAATCTTGGTGGAATGTTAAATACTGAGGAAGGCGAAGCAATACGTGAAAATGCAGCTCATGCATATGTCTCTCAGCGTCATGTCAATATGGCTTACTCAGATAAGAACTGGACTGGTACATCGCAAACATATGAACCTGTTCAGGGTAAATTAACAAAAGGTCTTGAGACTCTTGCTCATTACAGCGGTAACTTTACAGGTGCTAATTATGTTGAAAACTTTAATGAACGATGGGCAGCATTTGTAATTAATTCAAAGATTATGAAAGCCATGAAAGATTTTATGGAAGGAAAGATTTCGCCAAGGGATCACAAGGATTTATTGAAGTATGGAATTGATCCTAAAGAATATGCTCAACGATTCCTGAATGGTAGAAAAGAGAAACCATTTAAAGGTGCTGGTATTGGTTATTACTGGGAATGGGCTGATAAGGAAGCTTCAAATATCATGTCTCAGGCTATTCATCGCGCAGTCAAAGATACTGTCATAAGACGTGGATTACTCGATGCACCATTTGCTATGGATAATCCTATATTCAGTAGCATCTTTCTATTCAAAGGCTATGCATTAGCTAGTATGACTCGTTTCCTTGCACCATTAATGCAACAGGCAGAAGGTCGTCAACTGATAGGTACAATGCTTATGATGGCAGCTGGTGCAACACAAAATCCACTCAGAAGGCTTGCTTCAGGTCAGGATCCCATGCAGGAAGAAGATCATATGTTCCAGAATGCTGTTAGAGATGGCGGTGTATTTAGCATACTTGGTGATGCATATCAGGAAGCCAATTTCCTATCTAGTGGGTTCTTACAGGAAGCTGTTACAAATGAACGTTATCGTGGTCGAACTGAGATGGGTGTAATGAATGGCCCTGTAGGTGGAATGGCTAATGATATGACTAGAATTATTGGTGCTATAGCTAGTCGTGAAATGAACAAAACTGATTTAAAACGAATCGCAGTTAATACGCCAATTGTTTATAGTTGGCAGACACGTAACTTAGTTAATAAATGGATTGAGAATACTAGTCTACCAAAAACCAGACAGGCAGCCCATAAAGCAAAGCAACAGTGATATACGGAGTTTAAAAAATGACTCAAGTAGTAATTAATGATGTTCTCCCGCGCACTCAGGCCATAGCTACTGGTGGTCAGGTTTTATATTCAACTAACTGGACTGCAGACTCAGAAACAGATGTTGTAGTTTATTCACGCGCTGCTAACGTGGAAGCTGATGATGTTACGCAGGTACTTGCACCCAGTGCTTACAGTGTAGCCTTTGTGGGATTAAGCAGGATAGTTGAGGTCACATTACTCACGCCTTCTACGTTAGGTGATGTTGTCACGATGATTCGTGATACTCCTGCAGATAGATTAAATCTCTATACAAATACTAACTTCGTTCCATCCATGCTGAATAATGACTTCGGTATTCTCACGCTGGTAGATCAACAAGCGCAGTTAGTGAATCAATTAATTGGGCCACGTTATAACTACTCAGCTTTAATTAGCGCGCCCAGAGATACGATATTACCTTTACTTGGCCCTGGCGAAAGTTGGGTAATGAATCCTGCTGGAACGGCTATTACTGCAGCTGTTGCTGGTGGGGGAAGTCAGGATATTCTTGCTACGCTTGCATCACATAATCCCGGCGAAGGTGCGTCACTTATTGGATTAAACCCTTCTGGAACCGTGCAGGATTTAGCAAATGCAAAATTCATATTACAGGTAGCAAATGCTGCAGCTCCTAATGCTCAGTCTCTTGGTGCATTAACCACTGGTATTCTAAAATCAACTACAACAACAGGTGTTTTATCTATCAGCGCACCATTAACGTCAATTGATGGTTTAACGACTGCAGCTGACAAGATGATCTATAGCATTGCATCTAATGTATATAACACCACAGATCTAACGCCTGTAGCTCGCTCTCTGTTAGCTCAAACATCCTTTGCTGGCATGGCTACTGTTCTAGGTGCATTGCCTACAGCTGGTGGAACCATGTCAGGCCCAATTGATATGGGCAATCAACCAATTCATAACCTGCTAGATCCAGTTTCAAATCAGGATGCAGCGACACGCATATTCGTTACCAGTCAACTTGGAAATTATCTTCCATTAGCTGGTGGCACCATGAATGTTAATGCTCCCATTAATCTTAACAATGGATTAATTTCTGGATCATCCGCACCTATAAATGGTGGTGACTTAGCAAATAAAGCTTACGTTGATTCTGTTGCTGTAGGTCTTACCATACAACCTGCAGTCTACGCAGCTACAACACCTTCAAATGTTTACACAGTAACTTATAACAACGCTGCTGCTGGTATTGGCGCAACACTAACGAATGCTGGTGCCTTTGCGGTATTTGCAGCGGATAGTGTGAACCCTCCTGTAGGTCAGCGTGTATTAATCAAGAATCAGGCTTCATCATTGCAGAATGGTATTTACACTGTTACGACTGCTGGTGATGCGATATCCGTCAATTGGGTATTAACGCGTGCTACAGACTATAATCAACCAACGCAGATTCAGCCTGGCGATTTGATTGTTGTTAATAATGGTACTGTAAACGCAGGTAGTTCATGGATTGAAACGGCTACTGTTGTCGCAGTTGGTACCGATCCAGTTTTGTTTAGCCAATTTACCTTTGCTGCTAGTGCAGTATTACTGAAAGCGCAAAATCTATTAGATGTTGCAAGCCCAACAATATCGTTCAACAACATATCACCTACAACAACAAAAGGTGACTTGATTGTTGATGATGGCACTAACGATATTCGACTCGCAGTTGGTACGGTCAATGGTCAGTTACTGCAGGTTAATTCTGCTACTGCAAGTGGATTGCAATACACAACAGCAACATATCCAACAACTACTACGGTTAATCAGATTCAATATTCCAGCGCAACTAACACAGTTGTAGGACTTCCAACTGCTGTTGGTGGTGTTCTTGTAACTGATTCTGGTGGTGTACCTAGTATGCTGGCAAATCCTGTTGCAGCAAATAGAGTATTGTTGTCTGCTAATAATGCGATTCCAGCATGGTCTGCTTATGAATTACCAAGTGCTGTAGGTACGTCTGGTAATGTGCTGACGAGCAATGGAACTAACTTTGTAAGTTCCGCACCTATAGATCAAATACCTTTAACTACTAAAGGCGATCTATTTGGATTCTCAACTGTCGATGCAAGAGTTCCTGTTGGTACAGTTAACGGTCAGATATTACAGGTTGATTCAACTGCTGGTGTAGGTGTTTCATATTCTACTGCTACTTATCCTCTGACAGTAACTGTTAACAGATTGCTTTATGCTTCAGCTACTAATGTAATCTCGGATTTACCTACTGCTAATAATGGCGTGTTAGTAACAAGTGCTGGTGGTGCTCCTTCGATTAGCTCAACTTTACCAACCGCTGTTATTACTAATATCCCTGGAAGATTTATTGGCATACAGGTATTTACAGCAAGTGGATCAAACACATATACACCAACTGCTGGCGTTGGGCATGCCATTGTCAGATTATGGGGTGGTGGTGGTGGTGGTGGTGCAAGTACTAGCGCAACGATTGGTGGTGGTGCAGGGGCATCAGGTGGCTATTCTGAATCTTATGTTATTGTTTCTGGAAACGTCACCATATCCATTGGAACGGGCGGAAATGGTCAGGCAGCAAATAATGGAACAGCTGGAACGGCTGGCGGTGATACTACTTATAACACTACAACTGTAGTCGCAAAAGGCGGTAATTTTGGCTCTAATAATACGGCTGGTGCTGCACCCGCTGCTGGAACAGGTACTATCGCCATACCAGGTGCAAAAGGTGGTGTAGCTGGCGGTCTTGCACTCATACCAGGTGGCGCAAGTAGTGCTATGAACATTCCAAATGGTTCCATTAGTTCGGGTGCTGGTCAAAACGGTATTGCAAATTCAGGTCAGGGTGGTGGTGGTGGTACATCTGCGGGTGCTGGTGGTGGTGGTGGATCAGGCTATGCAATCGTTTATGAATACAGTTAATAAATATTATTTTATAATCAGGATTAATTTTAATTTTTAAGGAAACAAAATATGTCAGAAGATTTACAGAAAGAATTGAATGATGCAAAGAACAACATTAAAGGTTTGGCAGCACAGGCTGAAGCTGCAAAACAAATGCTGAATGAATCACTTGCATCATGTTTGCAATTGCGTACCAATATGCAAATATTCGGTTCCACTAATCAGGAATTAGTTAGAGAGCTTAGTGATCTGAAGCGAGTTAAGACTGAGCTGGAAAATCAGATCGTAGGTTTAGCGGAAAAGATTAATGAATTGAATGCAAAGATTAATGAACTGTCTGCGCCTAAGATAGAAGATAATGGCGCAACAACTGATGAACTAGTTTCAGAATAATTAGGAGAAATGCTATGCCGTTGATTAAGAGTAGTAGCGATAAGGCAAGATCAGAGAATATTGGTGAGATGATAAAATCCGGACACCCAAGGGATCAAGCAATTGCTGCTGCATACTCGGTTCAACGGCATGCAGCAAAAGAACGTGAAGAGCATGAGAAAAAGAAGTATGGAAGATAATTTATCTATATAAAAATACCTGGTATAAATCCGTACCCCCACCAAGCACGTATGTTTAAAGCATTGCTTGATGATAAAAATATATGTGCAGTAGTGCATCGCCGTGCCGGAAAGGACATATTTTGCCTAGAAGGATGGACACTGCGTGGATTAAAACGAATTGGAACTCATGTATATTTATTTCCGTTATTTAAACAAGCACGACAAGTAATATGGCAAGGAATGGATTTCGATGGCAAGCCTTTCATGAAGGCTATACCAGAGGCTTTGATTGATCGAAAGAACGAAGCCCGTATGGAAATTGATATGTTCAATGGTTCAAAACTTATTCTCGCAGGGAGTAATAATTATGATGGTCTTATGGGAACGAATCCGGTCACCATTATTTATTCAGAGTTTAGTTTGCATAATCCCCTTGCTCGTCAGTATCTCAATCCTATTCTTGTACAGAACAAAGGAAAAGAAATCCTGCAGTACACACCCAGAGGAATGAATCACGGGTATGAAGTATTCCAGCAAGTAAAAGATTTACCTGACTATCATGTTGAACATCTCAGTGTAGAGCAAACATTTAAGCATGATGGTACTCGCATTATCACCGAAGATGATATCAGGCGTGCACGTGATCTTGGCATGTCTGAAGAAATGATTCGACAGGAGTTCTACGTTGATTTTGAAGTAGGTAACTTAGGTGCTTACTATACTAGAGAAATAAGCGACATGGAGCGTGAAGGCAGAGTCATGATGCTTAAGCCTGATCCTAGTCTACCTCTACACAGTATATGGGACCTGGGCGGAACGGATGCAACTGCGGGTATCCTTTTCCAAATCGTTGGGCGATACGTACACCTGTTGCATCTCTTACATGATACTGGCAAAGGGCTAAAATACTATCTCGAACAGGCTGAGATGATACGACGTTCAATTGGTTGCGCGTGGGGACACCACTGGATGCCACACGATGTGAAGCAAGAGCACCAAGGTTGGGAGCATACGGAGTCAAGAATAATGCAAGCAAGAAAGCATGGATGGCAATTGCAGGTAGTCCCTAAAGTTAACTTCGAAGATGGTATCGAAGCAGTACGATACATGTTCCCGCGCCTAAGAATCGACAAGGTTAATTGCCAGCTTCTTCTGCGTGCATTAAGAGAATATCAGAGACTTTACAAAGAGCAAACAGGAAGCTATAGCAAGCACCCTCTCGATAACTGGGCTACTCATATAGCTGACGCAGTACGTTATCTCGCACTTAACTATCGACGCTTATACGATATTCCGCAGGCCCCGGTGAAGTACACGTCTGGGTAGAACGAAGGCAACTAAACCTCCGTGAAACCTCCGTGAAACCTCCGCTATTCCCGCAAGCAATAATAACCTCACAACAAAATCCGTCTAATAATAGGAAGATTACGAACGACGGCACATGCACGTTGGCAGACGTTCTTGAATTTTATACGCAATTAGCCTCACTTCGAGCTGTCAGGATGCATGGGAGAGTTGCGGGGCACCGGAATCCCAACTCACCCCCCTGTCCCCGGTTTATACCCCCCTCTGAATTTAGAAAAAGTGTGTAGAAATGACGTTTTTTTGGTTTGGCATATAAGGAGCGCGGGATCAGTGATGTGTTGTGTTCCGATTGAGTTGTGTTGAAATAGTTGCGAAAGAGTGTTGACTAATCGCATAGAACAGATTAGCATGATCGTGTTGTTAAGAATAACTGATAGGGAGAGTGAGTATGAAAGTAGTACATGTAGATGTTGAATGCAGACAGGAAGCGAAGGAGTTGTGCCCATGGGCTAAGTACATGAGCAAGGCAGCGAGTGGTTGGTGGATGTTTGATAACTACGAAGCGTGGATATGGTACGAATCTAATTAATTGATGATAGGGAGTGTGCGGGATGAAAATGAGACATAACGAAGCGTTAGGCGTGTTGGAGTTGGGAAGAAGTGCGAGCTTTGAAGAGATTAAGGCAGCGTACAGGAGAGCAAGCAGTAAATATCATCCTGACCGGAATCCAGCGGGATTAGAGATGATGAAATTAGTTAACGCAGCGTGGATGAGCTTGCAGGACTACGTTGCGAGTGATGAGATTAATGTAGAGATGGAAGAAGAGTTAAATCTGGGTGATGAGATAAACGCAGCACTGAATGCGATAATTCACTTGGGATTGACAATTGAAGTATGTGGTACGTGGATATGGGTAAGTGGAGATACTAAGCCACACAAGGAAGTATTGAAAGAATCAGGGTATAGATGGGCACCGAAGAAGCTTATGTGGATGTGGAAGCCTGAAGGGTGCAAGAGCAAGGGTAGAGGTAAGTTTAGTATGGATGAGATACGGAGTTCGCACGGTAGTGTGAGCGTGAAGGGTAAATCTTATAATCGAATAGCTGCTTAAGGGAGAGAGAGGATGAGTGAATTAACCGATGCAGAAATAATAAAAGGATTTGTGCGCTCTCAAAGAGACACACTAGAATGGTTAAAGAATAGATATGTTTTAATAAAAGAAAATGAGCATTTTTTAATAATTCATAGAAAAGATAAAAGGAAAGTAATTTGGATGAACAAGGATGATTACACAGAGGATGAAGCTTTAAAAATGCTGGAAAAATTCAATAATAAAGAAGAGGGAGAGATGGTGTGAGTAAGGATTTAGAATATCCAACAGCAACACAAATAATGGAAACAGATAGAACTTATCAGGAAGGATTGTTTAAAGGAATCGAAGTTGCGATAGAAGAGATATACAAGTTAAAAAGAAGTCTTGAATGTCTTTATTCAGAAAAAGAACGTGTTGTGATGGAATATACTCTTGCTAGCTTACATGATGAATTAGGCGCAATGATTTATAAACATTACCGTCCGATTAAGAAAGGGTTTAAATAATGAGTACACACCTAACATGTCACACACATCTTTGTTTAAAATGCCAAATGCCATACGCGCTTTATTACAATGATGTAGAGCCAGATATTATCTTTAAATGTGAAAGATGTGGCCACAAAAGAGAATTTGGTAATTATAAACAACCTATGACTGCCACTGAATTAGAAGATAGATACGAAGCATTTGGTGGAGAAGTACAAGAGGCAATGTGTAAAATGCTAAAACCATTTATTGATAAAATGATTGAAATAGCGAAACAAAAGGAATTAATTAAATGAGAAAACTAACACACTATGAATTAAGAGTATTGATTAAGAATGAGCTTAATCTTTTAAGGGAAAGCGATAATAACGATATTCTATATATTCAAGGAAGATGCGAGGATATAGTTAAGTATTGCAACGAATATAATGGGCTAGATGAACCAGTTTATCCAACGCCAAAAGTAACAAGCGAACATATAAACGATGCGCAAGATTATCTGAGAACGAATCGCAGGCAATCGCATTGCAAGAATTGCAACGCAAAATTAAATTGGGCAGAGAATTTAGGTGCTCAAACATATGCATCACGATGTTGCGGGATATTATATGAAATATCTGCATAAGCTATTAGGCTACTATCGCTGTTCTAAATGCGGAAACATACATGAAAAAGGAAAGTGTTAGATGAAAACAACACGAATAGACGCACATGATTTAAACTCAATGGAAGAGAGATTGGGTGTAATGGAAAAATCTATCATTAGTGCAATACATGCGATGACATGCGAAGGTGCTCCTCTTGATTCGATTATGAGTATGAAAGAGTGTATGGGAAGCTTTAACGCTACGATATGGTCTGCATGTGCATTAATATCATGCTCTAAACTGAATGATGAGAAAGCGAATGAATTTATAAAACATCAGAAACAGCAAATAGAGGATGTATATCAAGACATAAAAGAAATGCTCGACTACTGTCAAATGATTAGAGAGAAAAGACATTTGGAGTTTAATTAAGTGGAGTGTGAGGATGCTTAAAACTACTGGCATAGTACAAACAAGAAACTTCTGGTTAAAAGATAGATTAGAGGCATTATTAGAGAATTTAATGCGTACATTTGAGTTACCAAACTGGCCAGACTGCACAGGACAAATTGATTTAATCACGCAGGAAATAACATGGACAATTCGTCAATTGAATAAATGGAACAAGCAGAATGAAAGATAAGTTAAAAGTATATTTCATACTAGAGAAAGATTATCCGATAATGGATGACTTCTTACGACTGCATCATCAAATGATGGAATGTTATTTAGATAGCGATAAAATTGAAAAATATGTTTTGCTTACTAAAGAGCAAGAGTTTCATCTTATACGTAATATTAATGAAATGTTTTTCCATCCTGCACTTGCACCGATTCATGAATTAGCGGGGTTTAAAATTAAAGTAGTTAAGGGAGGGTTTGAATGACACTTAAATTATTATTCTGGGGGTATTTAGATGATCAAGGCAAGATAACAGTTAAGCGTTACACTGACGATAGAACGATACGCAACTTTGAGCAAATGCCTTGGGTAAAAGGTATTTTTGATCCTTTCTATTGTAAAGACATATGGGAAGCTAGACTAATGATGGAAATGAAATATAAGGAGTTGAATTGATGCAAGAAGGTTACTGGGATAAAGAAGAGTTTGAGGATTTAGTTACACGTGGCTTAATTGCTTTATATGAAACAAATGAAGCAAAAGAAAATAAATACTATCCTCGTCAATTCAAAGTGAATGAAAAAGAATTGTTAAAAATCAGAAAATTTGGTTGTTATTTTTCTCCTGATGATAGAGGGTTTTTATCGGATGAATTACAAGTCAAAGTAGATGGATTTCCAGCTGAAGTATCTATTACTTGGAAACCGTTACCTGATGATGAAAAAAGAATTACTTTTGCTAAAAATGAATATTTAACTATTTTACACGCTAAAAGAATGAATGAATTACCAGGAGGAGTTAAAACTCATAAATTAATTTCATATTTAGGAGATGAAGTTCCTTATTCCTTAACTTTTTTATGCCCAACAATAGACAATAAGCTAGGAATACAAAGAACCTTTTTTACTGTCGACATGAATGGAAAAATTCATGATACTTACTTTTATAGTCCTGAAGATAGAAAGCATATTGTTGCA